GCCAAAACCGACCAGCCCATCGATATCAAGTACGAGATCAAGCCGCCCGAGGGCGTGACGCTCGACCCTGACTTCATCCCTGCGCAGACGCCTGCCTTGAAGAAGGCCGGTATCACCAATGAGCAGCTGCAGACGATTGCGGAGGCTTACCTTGATTTCGAGAAGCAAGGCCCGCAGCGGCTGCTTGCTCGGGATCTTGAGGTGACGAGCAAGGATAAGGACTTGGGCGGCATGCGCTACGCGCGCACCTTGAAAGAGGTGGGACTGGCAATTGAGGCCTTTGGTGACCCGGATTTCAAGAAGTTTGTGGCGGCCGCGGGTATCGCGAACCGATTGGAGTTTGTGCGTGTTTTCCAGCGCATCGGTGAAGCCCTGGCAAAGGCGGGCGATATGCCCGTTCGGGGCGAGCCGGACGCAGCACCCGAGACAAGCCGGGCGCAGCGCATGTACGGCGGCAAGAAAACCACCTAACTGGAGATTTAAATGGCAACTATCGGCGGCACAGTATTCACCCTCTCAGACTTCGCGCAACGCTTGGACCCGGATGGCTCGGTTCCCGACATCGCGGAACTACTGAACGAGAAGAACGAAATCCTCTCCGACATGCTCTGGGTCGAGGGCAACCTCCCTACCGGCATGCGCACGACTCAGCGGGCAGGCCTGCCGAACGTGTACTTCCGGCAGTTAAATACCGGCGTCACGCCGAGTAAGTCGACCGTCGGGCAGGTCGATGATGCCTGCGCGATCCTCGAAGCCTGGTCGGTCATCGATGAGAAGCTCGCGCAACTGAACGGCAATGTCGAGGCTTTGAGGCTTTCGGAAGCCAAGCCCTTCCTCGAGGCGATGAATCAGCAATTCGTCCAGACGCTTTTCTACGGCAACACCGCCGTCAACGCCGAACGCTTTTTGGGCTTTGCCCCTCGCTTTGGCGCGATCTCCGGTGCACTCAACGCACAGAACATCCTCTCAGGCGCGGGCTCCGGCTCGGTGCAGCTCTCCATCTGGCTCGTCGGATGGGGCGAGGATTCTGTTTGCGGCATATTCCCCCGCGGCACGAAAGCAGGACTGACGCACGAAGATTACGGATTGCAGACCGTGCAGACTGCCGCGGCGGGAGCTCAAGTCGGCATGACTTCGGGCTTCATGCGCGCCTACCAGGACCGCTTCGTGTGGGAGCCGGGCCTCGCGCTTCGCGACTGGCGCTACGTCGTGCGCATCGCGAATTGCTCGGTGACCGCGCTGACGACCAATGCCTCGCCGCCGAACTTGGTCACGCTCATGTCGCGCGCACTCGATCGCATCCCAAGCCTCAAGGGCTGCAACCCGGTCTGGTACATGAACCGCACCGCATATTCGTTCCTGCGCCTGCAGGGCCTCACGAACAGCGCCAACGCGGTTACCGTCCAGCCGGCATTGAACCAGTTCGAACTGGGATTTGAGGGTGTGCCGATTCGTAGGTGCGATCAGCTCCTAAATACGGAAGCGCAAATTAGTTGACCTGGGCTGCCGGAGGGTTCGCAAGGTAGTCATGCAGACGTTGACCAAATTCGAGAGGGGAAAGGCCGATCTTGAGCAGCTTGCCTTCAATAATATTGCAGTTGAAGCAGAGCAGCCCGCGGACCTTTCCCGTTTCGTGGTCATGATCATTATGGCCCTTGTGCGTTGGATGACTGTCGTCAAAAACGCGCTGGCAGATTGCGCACTTATTGCCTTGCAATTCGCGCAGTTTCGCAACAAGTCCGAGGTAGAAGCCTTTTTTCTCGCGCCACGCATGCTTATGCGGTCTATTCTCCGCGTAATAACGTTGCTGCTTTTCGTTGTGAGCGGCTCGCTTCTTTGGATCAGCCAAGATCTGGCGTTGCGATGTAAGTTGCTGAGAACGAATACGTTCGCGATTTTCTTCTCTGTAGCGTCTCATGTATTCGATCCGCTTCGCTTTCCAGTCAGGGTCAGCACGCAGTTTCTTAGCGAATTCGCGATTGTAATTGCGCACCTCTTCTCGTCTTACTTCGCGCCTGCACCTGGTGCGCTCCAGAAATTCAGCCCATTCCTGCATCGTGCATTGCGATTTCGATTTCACGTCCGTTTCTCCCTAGGACTTAGTGGAGGTCAATTATATGACCGGCTCACAGGGGAATCAATTTTCGTTAACGCGCACGTAAGTGCCTGAAGGAGAAGGAATTTGTTCATCGACAATGAGAATCAATTCACCACCGGCGGCACTGCCGGCCAATCCGTTGCGGCCTTCGCTGCGGGTACGACCGCACTCGGCAACGTGATCGACTCCGGCCCCTTGGGCGGGCAGAACACGCCGAACACGAATACGGGGCGCGACTTCGGCACGGGCTATCCGGCGTGGCTCTATTTCCTGATCGTCACGGGCTTCGCGCAAGCGGCGAACACGACCGACATCCAGCTCGTGAGCTCGGCCGCCGCGGCCCTGACCTCGCCGAACGTCATGCTGGACCTCACCGGCGGCGCGATTGCGATCACCGGCTCGAAGTTCGCAACCTCGGGTAACGCGGTGCGCGTCGCCATGCCGCGCTCCGGCATCGGCGGCACCACAGGCTGGCTGCGTTACATCGGCATCAACTTCATCCTGGTCACGACCAGTTTCTCGGCGGGCGTTGTGAACGCCTTCCTCTCGCGAGACATTCAGGACAACTTGTTGTACGCCGCGGGCTACCTGGTCGCCTGAGATGGGCGAGACTCCCGAGGAGTTGGTGATCGAGAAGCCATCGGAACCCAACATCATCCCGCTCGAAGCCGCCCTGAAAGCGGCGGCCGAGCCTGCACCTGTGGAGCCATTGCAAAAATGAAAGTCACCGCGACTCAAGTCGGTCAGTACAACCAAGTCCTTCGCGAAGTGGGCGAGGTATTTGAACTGCTGACCTTCCCCGATGGGACCTACCCGCATAAGATGCGGGAAGTGCCGAAGAAGGACAAGGACGGCAAGCCCATTGCTGGCGAGTTCGAGCTGAAAACCATCAAGATGAAGGACGGCAAACCCGCTCACCGGGACTTTGCGGCCGATCAGGGCATACGGATCATCAAGAGCGGCCCCCTGAAGGGCGAGATGGTTCAACTCGGCTGGATGCGCATGGTCCCTGAAAGCGTCCGGGTTGGCCTCTATCCGCCAGGAACGGATTTCTGGACGCCGAATGTCCAGCTTCCGCAGCCCTACGTCTACGGCATTGGTCAGCAGGACCGGCGCGCCGCGCCGATTGCCGCTCACCTGAATCCGCATGTCGACGCTGAGATCGAAGAGCTAGAGGACATCTGATGCAGCATATCCGCGGCGCCAATGGTCCGATTCTCGGAATCTTCCGCATTGCTGCGGTGACGGGGCTCACGACCGGTATGGCTGGCGGTGCGACGATCTTTTCGGCCCGATTCGCCCCTGCTGGTACTGTTTTCGCCCGCGCCATCATCACGGATTTGCGTATCAAGGCGCAGCTCGTCACGCCATTCACTGCAATCCAAGAGTACGGAGCGGCGGCCTATATTGCGCGCTCCTTCACGGCGAGTGATTCGAGCGGCACCTCCATCTTGCCGACCGCTTTAAATAATAATCTGGCCTCCGTGATGCCCGCCTGGACGACCGCGTTTACCGATATGCGTGTGGCGGCCGCGGGAGCCGTGACGGCCGGTACCCGCACGCTCGATGCGAATCCGTTTCTGTATCTGCCGGCGGCGCAAGTCCTTGTCGCGGCCTCCGCAGCGCAAGGGTATACCGAGACTCAACTCGGGCCGATCTCCGATCAGCGCTTTGGGCCAAACCTACAGGGCCAAACGGGCGGCACGGCGACGAATGCCGAGGGCATTGTCGTGACGGTTCCCGTGGCCCAGGGCGCAGGTGGAACGGTGCGCTACTGCATCGAGATGGAATGGTATGAATACGCGACGAACTCAGCTGAGGCCATCAATTGAAGCTCGTCGACATGCAGAGCGAGGAATCAGCCGAGATCGGCATGCCCATGGCGCCGAGAAGTTCCAGGCATGCGATGCCAGCCGCACGAACTTCGCCTCCTGGGCCGGGAAGGTCAGCACGTTAGGCTTGTCCGGCGTGAAAACGATCGGCGCGGCGTGGACGCTGCCGGCCGCGAACAGGAGAAAGAGCGAGAGACCAACGCAGAGC